TTAATCTTCCATATGTTGAATTATGGCATCGCCAAATTCTGAGCAACGTAACAAGGTCGCTCCCGGCATTAAACGCTCAAAATCGTAAGTTACGGTTTTAGCTGCAATCGCTCCTGAAATACCTTTAATAATCAGGTCCGCTGCTTCTGTCCACCCCATATCACGGAGCATCATTTCAGCAGAGAGAATAATTGAACCCGGGTTGACTTTATCTTGCCCAGCATATTTAGGTGCAGTGCCATGCGTTGCTTCATACACTGCAATAGCTCCACCAATATTCGCACCTGGCGCAATCCCGATTCCCCCTACTTCTGCTGCTAATGCGTCGGAAATATAGTCACCATTTAAATTAAGGGTTGCAATTACAGAGTAGTCAGCAGGACGCATCAAGATTTGTTGCAAGAAAGCATCTGCAATCACGTCTTTAATAATGATGTCTTTACCATTTTTAGGGTTCTTAATTTTAACCCATGGGCCACCATCGATTAATTCACCACCGAAACGATCTAACGCTAACTCATACCCCCATTCTTTAAAGGCACCTTCGGTATATTTCATAATGTTGCCTTTATGAACAAGAGTCACCGAAGGTTTGTCATTATCTATTGCAAACTGAATAGCCTTACGAACTAAACGCTGTGTTCCTTCTTTGGAAACAGGTTTAATACCAATACCACATCCTTCAGGGAAACGAATTTTTGTGACCCCCATTTCTTCTTGAAGGAATTTAATAACTTTTTTAGCTTCTTCAGAATCTGCTTTCCATTCAATACCTGCATAAATATCTTCCGAGTTTTCACGGAAAATCACCATGTCAGTTAACTCAGGATGTTGAACGGGTGAAGGGACGCCTTGGAACCAACGCACAGGACGTACACATACATACAAATCCAGTTCTTGGCGTAGTGCAACGTTGAGTGAACGAATACCACCACCGACTGGTGTAGTTAAAGGGCCTTTAATTGAAAATACAAATTCACGCAGCGCTTCAAAGGTTTCTTCCGGCATATAAGTACCGTAAATTTTATTGGCCTTTTCACCGCAATACACTTCCATCCATTCAATAGAGCGTTTGCCGCCATAGGCTTTTAAAATTGCCGCATCAACAACTTTTTTCATTGCCGGTGTAATATCTACACCAATACCGTCACCCTCAATGAAAGGAATAATTGGATGATTTGGTACATTCAGTGACAGGTCTGCTTTTACTGTAATTTTATCACCGTCGGCAGGAACCACGATCTTCTGATAACCCATTATGTAGATTCTCCCTTTTATAATATTTAACTAACCAAACAAAAATAATTATCGATAAACAATACTTTCAACTTTTATTAACGCATAATAGCTTAATCGAATTTAACCCTTTTTGAGATTTATGTGGGAAATAAGCAAATTTCGCACTTAAATATAGCTCAATGTTTTTACCGCTTATTTGAAAGAAGAAGTCATTTTTTATGAAAATCGTCATTCTCAACAATTCTAAAGATAATAATCTGTTGTAATCTGTATCAATCTGCCAAAACCATACAATTCAAAAGATAGCCATAATTATTTGTCTGTTTTAATCTTTTATAATCTATTTTAATCTCCGCAAAAAACGGGTATCGTGGCGGGTAACCTCTTTTCATTACCCGTTACCCGTATGCTTTCTGACTCTAAAATCAAGACCTTAAAGCCAACTGAGAAAATGTATCGCATTCTTGACGCTGAACGTCTGTATATAGAAGTGCGACCGTCAGGTAAAAAAATATGGCGCTTTAAATATACTTTAAATGGCAAGGAAGGAACTATTAGTTTTGGTGAGTACCCGTCTGTATCATTAGCTGATGCCAGGAAGCGAAAAGAAGACGCAAAGGTCTTACTTGCGAAAGGCATTAATCCGGTTGAAGACAGAAACCAGAAAGAAGAAGAAAAACGTGCCGCAACTAATAATAGCTTTAAGGCAATTACAGAAGAGTTCATTAAAGAAAAGATGAAATACAAATCCGAAGGATATGTGGATCGTTTTAAGGGGGCAATGGAACGGGATATTTATAAGATAATCGGTAATAAGCCAATCAAAGAAGTTAATTCAGCAGATGTTCTTCAAATTATGAAGAACACAATGGAACGAATAAAAAAACAAGATAACTTTGCTACAGGTGAAGCCGCTGCCAATCTAAATAGGCGCTTTATTGGGCTAGTCATGCGCTATGCGATTGTAACTCTACGCACTGATACCGACCCGACCTACGCAGTTAAAGAGGCTATTGAAAGCCCACAAGTAGAACATGCAAGACCACTTGAGCCGCACGAACGGACTATCCTTCGGACTAACATTGATACTTATAAAGGCTCTTCTACTGTTAGAAATGCCACACTAACCTTGCTCTACTCAATGTTGAGAACAATTGAAGTTAGGAAAATGGAGTGGCCATTTGTTCATTTTGATGACCGGATAATTAAATTCCCTAGATCATCTCGTCGGAGAAGGCAAGAAAGGTCAATGAAGATGGATAGAGTTCATATCGTACCTATGTCTGATCAATTGTATGAAATATTGAAAGACCAGTATGCAATCACTAAAGGTCAGAAGTATGTATTTGCATCTCCTCAGAAACGTGACTGTATGATTTCTAGGACAACGTTAAATAAAATGCTTACTTACATTGGGTTAAATGATGTGACTGCCCACGACTTTCGTGCAACTGCATCTACCCTTTTATATGAGAAAGGTTATGAAGAGGCATGGATTGAAAAACAACTTGCTCATGCAGAACAAAATAGAACAAAAGCATCGTACGACCATTCACAGCACTTAGATGCTAGACGAAAAATGATGCAAGACTGGGCAGATATTGTAGATAGCTGGAAAGACTAAAAGTTTTGCTTCTTATCAAAGGTCCATCTTTTGCCGTTGTAGGTAACAGTTTCATCCAAATTAATCGGCAACTCTTTTAATGAGTAGTCATAGATTTTAAGAACATTCCCGTTCTTATCTAAATCAGCGGGTAGATTGCAAGTATTCTCCATCCTGCCCGCTTCCGAAACCATGATCATGACTTGCGACATCACAAAGCCCTTACACAAATCGAGACATTAACGTTACTATTAATTGTGTGAGCTGTGCAACCTGAGAAGATTAAGCACAGCAATGTGATGATCGATGCAACTTTGGTACGCTTGCACATATAAGTTACTTCTTTAAAAAGAGTGCTCGCTCTGCTTCTCGGCGACGAACTAGGCCCTTCATAACTTTGCCACCTGCTTTGTTCCAAACTAGGAATTGATCGGCAGCGCCTTGATAGTCACCTTTATTAAGCAACTTAAGCAATGTAGAACCCTTAAAAGCACCTGAGCCAATGTTGTAAGTCAGTGACACCAAAGCATCAAATTGATTTTGATTTAGCGGCTCAGTCACAGACTCATTTACTGTTTTTTCAAATTTAGCCAAGTCGTGTTTAAAGTAAGCTTTAGCTTGTTCAGGTGTGCAAATGTCACCTTGCTTAACCTTCACACCATTTGGATAAACTGTGGTGCCAGTGCCAATGGTCCAGACTCCCACACCATCGTCATAAGCTTTGAAACGTGTGTCTTCAAATCCTGAGATTAGATCTACACCAACATCACTTATAGTTTTTCCACCTGGCGCAAGTTTATCGACTACTTTATTTAGATCGTCTACTTGTGCTTGTGTAAGCTTGCCACCTGCAATCACACGAGCAGCATCAAAAAAAGTTTTAAGTGTCATTTGATTCTACCTTTGTTCGATCATGCCCGAAGTATGAGTTGACAATCGCACCAGTCCAACCGACAACTGCACCCAAAAGTATATTTACTAAATCCTTATTTTCTTTTGGAATATCAAAGAAAAACAAGAAAATTAGAATCAATAATGCTAGAACCAATACTGCAACAGTAATAATCTGCTTACTCTCCATCACATGCTCCGTTATAGCTTTTCATACGTGCTGCATGTTCCAGTCGCTCTCTTCGATCCCGCCGAAACTGGAAATAGAAATTAACTAAAAAACCTAGAACCGTAATAATTAAACCAATAGCGGTAGCTGCACTGACCTGAAAATACCAGCCAAATAACGTCACTCCGCCCCCCGCATACATTGATTTTGTAGCTGCAGTGGATGCGACCACTTCAACCATATTTGCTGCCTTCTCAGACATGCTACCCCCTATGTTTTAGGCAATAAAAAAGCCCTAACTTATTTAAAGCTAGGGCTTGTGGTGGTTTGTTGTGTAGATTCTATAAATTACTAAAAGAATTAATAACCATTGAATGAGACTTTAAATATTTTCCATACAAGTACCCCAGCTACAAATAAAAGGACACTAATAATAAAGAAAAGCTTTCCTCCGCCAAAAAATGAGGTAATAAAAGCTAAACATGCAAGCCCTACTAATAATAAGAAGAAAGCCTTTCCAAACATAATTGAATCATCCAATTGACTAGAAAATTTAGTAAAAATAATGTAATTTTCTATCGACTAAACATAAGCACTTAAATAATGAATTACTTTAACTCATATAATTCAATATCCAAAACTGCATCACCACAACTAGACTCTCTTCGTGGTTTTTCTGCATTAATAGTTTTATTTGCTCATGCAAATCAGGTACTAATTGCTCCATATACTACATTATTTTCTGGTGTAGCTGGATTACTATCACAAAGTGCAGTAATGGTTTTCTTTGTTTTAAGTGGCTTCTTGATTGGTAAATCACTTACTAAAAACTACTATAATAACAATGGACTAGATTTAATCGGCTATTTAAGAGATCGTTTTAACAGAATCTATCCACCGTTTATTTTTTCAATTTTTTTAGTAGTAATTTTATATACCCTATCGCCTTTAATTTTCCCTTCTGGAACCAATCTATTTTTTGAAGCAAACAACTTGGCCCGCCCCAGCTTCGATATCACAATAGCAGAGACTTTAAGATCTCTTTTTTTCCTAAATGGTTTTATTGGTGATACTATCTCTTCAAATGGCCCTTTATGGAGTCTATCTTTTGAAGTTTGGTATTATATTCTTGCTGGATTAGTCTTTAAATCGTCAAAACCCATTTATGCTTTAGCAAGTATTACCCTTCTAATTGTATTAAGTATTTTAAGTACAAGCTTTTTAATTCACTCTACAGTGTGGTTTATCGGATTAATTCTCTGTATTTTACATAACAATAATTTATTCAATATTACTCTAAATAGATTATTTTATTCGATATCAATAATTGGAACTTTATTATTCTCTTTGGGTTTTTTAGTCCTTAATCACAATATGGTCGCTACTTTATCGCATCAAGAAATTATCAAAGATTTTACTCTCTTATTTTTTAAACTTTCAGTTGCCTTGCTTACAGCGTGCTATGTTTATTCAATTTTACGCAATGAAAGATCTTTCACAAGAAAGTTCAAAGATGCGTCAAAATACTCTTATACCCTATATATAGTTCACTTCCCTATCCTACTTTTCATATTTGGTGTTTTTCAATTAACAATCCAAAATAATCCTCTATTAATATTTACAATTTATATAGTTAGCTGCATTTTGATTATTGCATTTTCAAAATTCACTGCTAGTAAAGTTGAAAATATGAAAATAATAAAGCAGCCCCATCCGAGAATAGGACTGCAAAACAAAAAGTTATGAAGGCGTTATTGTAGAACCGTCGAATGCCACCCATGCTGCATTTGCTGCAGAACCTTTCGATTTATAGAATTTCTGGGTATCAGATGTGTAAACATCAAGGCCTAGATATTTAAATGAGGTATTAACATCTGACGCTATTGAAGCTAGCTGAGCTGAAGTAACGGACTTAGTTGTACCAAAGTAGTCAAGACGCATAAATTTAGCAGATGCACCCATGCCTTCGGCGATACAGACCCATCCCGTAGCCTGTGTAGTCGCTGATATAGCTGCATTATAAATGATCATACCAAGATCAAAATAAGTTGATAGCACCGTAGACGGATCAACTCCTGCTGCGAATGAACCAATAAAATTATTGCCAGTTAGCATGCCTTGTAAAAGTCGGTCATCGGCCACTCGGCCACCCTTAAAACAGTTTCCATAAACTTGCTGTATGGTGTTTTTTAATCCATAAGTACTGTTTAATATCTGAATTGCAGGATTATTATTTAACACAGGGCTACCTGTATTATGAATAATCTTCAATCCTTTATGTTTATGCATAGATTCGCTATAAATGTGGTAATTCACATTGCAAACTGAATCTTCATCAAATTTATTAGATGAAATCTCACAATCACTAAATTCAGAAAATGAAGTTGACTGCATCAACAAACGAATATTGCAAGCAATGGTATCTGATGATAATGGTTTTGTGCCCTTGAAATCACACCCTTTAATTTTGAGTTCATGATGCATAACACCGTCAAGACCAACGCCATTGACTTTAGAATCTCGAACTTTAAGATTTGACAAATCTAAACGCCGAGTATTCGAAGCATAAACTGTATTATTTCCATTCCCAACAATCCCGCGTACTTTTCCTCCACACATCGTTTGCAAGTTAAATAGTGAACCAGCTGGGATGTCTTCTAATAACGGGCTAATTTTTAAAGTCACTGGATCTGAAGTTGTTGTAGGGATCACTAAACATGATTCATCAATAACAGCTACAACCCTATTTTGATACACAACAAGACAACCTTTTTTTGATGCTTGTCCAAATGTTGTAGTGCCGGACCCACGGGTTATTGTGATTTCAGTAGCACCTTTACTAGCAGCATTCAATAACACATTGCTTAAATGGCGTATTGGCTGGATATTCAAAACTTGTGTAGATGTTATATCACCAGTCGAATTAACTTCGATTTCTGTATCTTCATCACACATCAGACGAACCCCGCCAAGACTACGCCCTTTTAATTTGAGTTTTGACTTTGATACGTTTTCAAAATGACACCATGCCGCAGTATTGTTATCTACTCCCGAAACATCTAAGTCAATATCTAGATTTTTAACCCAGAAAACACTGCAGTAAGAACCATTGACGGGGCTTTTTACAGCAACTTTAGCTTTCTTTACACTTACCTGCATCTTGGTGTATTTATCATCTAAAGCAGTCCATCGAGTCTGATTTGTTCGTGGAGTAGCTGGACGTCCTTCAATAAAAATTGGTGCAGTACCATTTGGGCGTGGGTCGTCGATAGTTACTCCATCGATATTAATATTTGTAAATACTTTGTCTTTCTGCTCCGCGACTGCGACTTGATTATAAACATCACCCGGCATTACCCAGAGCGTGCAACGACACTTATCTGAGCGCAAATTTTTAGCATCAATATCATAACAAGCTGAAAATACATAAGAATAATCCAACTTGCTATAAGTACTAAATTCAGGTATTGCATTATGCTTTGGGTTCTCGATGCGTAAATCGTACGGATGCCAAGAATAAGTAACAATAGAAGAGTGTGGGTCTGATACATCAACATCGCCCCCCCAGTGCAATATCAACACATAATAGTTACCGTTGTGCGTAATATTCTTGATATCACCGTTTCTTACTAAACCAAGTACTTCAATACACGCGGTTTTGAAACCAGTATCTTCCTCATCGAAAACCAAGTTATTTAATGAGAAGTTCTCTACAACTGAGCTACCATCTAAAGCTTGATAATAATCTCCGAGCCGGATCACATATCCAAAATTTCCACCGCCATCTTGGCCGACTACTTTTGTCTTAAAGCGAACCCCATCAATTTTTAAGCCTGACTTAGCGACAATAACATTATCTGTTGCACCATTAATCTCAGAAATAATTCGGCCGCCAGTACCCAAGTATCGGCCACCGAGTGTAAGATTCTTAGCTACATAATCACGATCAATTATTACTGTCGCATTATTTGCAATACTAAAATTATCAGCTGCTCTTATCGCCTCTGAATCGTCGTCTGCACCGTTACCTTTTGCACCAAATATTCGCGGGGTAATATAAATTGTTGATATTGGATTCCACTTTTCAGTTATGCTGCTGTACTTAAAAATTCCAATATCATCAACATATATATCTCTGCCTTCCCAAACATTTGTTAATTCTTCAAGTGCTTCGAATGTTTCAACATGAGTTATTGCGAGTGCATTCAAACTCCCGCTTTCAATGGACTGATCAATAAGGGATATAATTAAATTTCTTAATGCCTGATCATTTGATATGCGTTCTAATTCTTCGTTTTTTATAGCATCTATTCGGTTTTTAACCTCATCAAGAATTTGTTTTTGCAAGTCCTTATCAGCTTCAATTCTAGCCGCTATTTCTTTAATCAAAGCGAGCCAAATAACCTGATCACGATAGCCAAGTTCTTGCAGCTTCCACCATATTAAATCAAAGTCTTTGTTTACAGGTGATGGGCGGAAAGAGTTGTTATAAGACTGATAATCTGTTGTTCTTCGAAAAGGAGTGTTTCTTTCAATTGTAATAAGCACACCATTTACAGGTGCTGCATTGAAAACTACTGAACCATTCGTTAAAGCCCAAGACCCTACTGGCGCTTCATTCCCATCTAAAGATACAATCAAAAATTCAGATTTATCACAGTCAAACGTAAGCGGATAAACTGTAGTAGTTCCATTCGCTGTATATTCTATAAATGGCGTCTGTTCTGGTACTGCCATAGCCTACCCCTAATTTTCGAAATCTAAGGCGGCTTCATGTACGCCACCGTTTGTTCTCCAATTAGGCGTTTCTTCATAGTCAGTTTGGTTGAGTGATTTCCCAACCCTTTCTGGAGCTTCTACGATTGCACCTGCTAATGAGTCTAAATAGTCATCCGGTTGATCAGTAATAGCTGGGTTAAATTCTCGCATCTGTTTTACTTGTGCTGAATCTTCTCCGTTCTCATCTTCAAGCACAGATACATGTGCCCATAGCAGGCCAGAAATTAAAGGCCCTTCAATACCATCTAAAATGCGCTTATTTTTAGATTTAGTTGAATGCTGTTCTGTTACACCACAACGTATTCCACGAGTCTTTAGAGCAGCTTTTAACGCTGCTGGTGCGAAGTTACCAATACCATTTGTCTCAATAGTGACTTTAGATAAATGGAATTCCTTGATGATGTTGCATAGCTGCCAAACTTGTCCGCCTATCACGCGCCCATCTGCATCGGTTTCAATTACTTCGCCCTTAAGCGCAATCGATCTATGCCAATATTTATTACCTATATCATCATGGAAGACTAATGCAGTAGATGAAATATCTGACTTAAGTTTTCCTGAAGATGGATCCCAACGGAAAGTTGCACCAACAATTTGACGCTCACCAATCATAAACATGGTGGTTCTATTGGCTCGTTTAAGAACTGGTTCACAGTTATAAGCTATGATCTTATCTGGGTCTAAACGCACATCACCAATAGGCTTAGCGTGCATTTGATATTGAGAGTCCCACTCGTTAAGGGTTTTACATTCCTCTCGGCGTGATGCCATTTCTTCCGCATCAAAACGTTCTGCCCAAATTCCTTCTGAATAAAAATCTGCTACATAATGGTCATTAGCCAAGGTCACTTCATATAGATCATTTACTTTTTTTAGTGTGTAGTCTTGGCCTTTACTAAGGTATTTCGCCCCTTGCCCAATCCCTGCAAAAGCATGTATTGGCTCAAAGTCTAAAAGGTATTTACCACCCGCTAATGCATTCTCAATGCGCTTTTCATTTTCAAACATTTTGAGCACCAATATATCTACTTTACGTAGCTTTTTAATCTTGTCGTAAAGAGAGTCATGTGAGTGTGGCGTACCAATCCAAAGCTTCTTTGCACCAGGAAAGGCAATGTGAGTTTGTTCAGATAATCTGTAGGTGAGTTTTTCTCGGGCTTCTGGTGAACCCGTTGTTTTTGGTGTTTCAACGTCATCGTTTTGGATGAAGTGAGCGCGGTGACCTGTTACCCCCGAAAGAATGCCTTTAGCCAGCATAGTTCCATAACGGACATCATCTGTGCCAGCTACCCACCAGCGTTCAGTTTCACCTTTTTTTCTTTTGACTTCTGGATTGTCAACACAAAGAGGATGCTTTTCTAAGACTAACTTAGTCCCATTACTACACTTATAAGCATCATCATCTGTAGTGCCTTGGTGGAGTATTTGCGTTTCGGGCCAGCAGTAAATAACCCATGCATTGAAAACATCAAGAATTGTAGATTTTGAATGCCCGCGCGGCATCATGAGCAGTGCAGTACGGCCCTTGATATAGAAGTTTTCTAGGAAAATACAAACAAGGGCATGGAAGTCTGGAACCTTCCAACCCTGTATATCTGCCCAGATTAAAAAGAAGGCTAGAAAGCTGATTTTTGGTTTAGTCATCAGCTCATCCGTTGTCTAAGCTTATCCGCTTCTGCTTCTGCTTTTTTAATTAGATTTTGTTCATGTTTTTTTTGCGTATCCTCATCTGTACTAGCTGGCGGCAATGCCCCTCTACGATATGCCAATACTTGCTCGACTTTTGTGATAGCAGAGGCGCATTGGTTCAGCCCCTTGTAGAGCCATACTTTATTGCCACGATCCTCAGGTGTTTCAAAACCACATTCACTTGCTGCATATGCAATTTGAATAAGGTCATCAGTCATTTTCTCAGTGAGTTCTTCTAACTCTTTTGTTTGATCATCACGCATAAAAAAGCCCTCGCATATAGTTCATATATACAAGGGCTTATGTAGTGGTATGTTGGGCGGTTTACTGGACTACCCGTTCAAAGTCAGGTGCACGAATATCGGTAACATCATCACCCCAGAAACGCTCGCGGTCTTGTTGTCGTTCTGCTTTACGCAAAGCCTTCTCACGATAGCCGGGGGCAATAGTGTCTTGGACTTCATCAAAGAACATTCGGTTAATGGCTGCTTTTGTATACCACAAATTTTGTGCTGGTATTTTACCTTTCACAAATTTGAAAGCCTCATTGCCGAAATTGGTGTCCTTACCTTCATTGTACTGAGTTAAGTTACCAACTGTTAAACCTAAAAGCGCAGTGAAATCACTACCAAGTGGACCAGAAACAAACGAGTTCGCATCGCGACCAGAAGTATCTGTACCAGCAACTAAAATATCTCCTAGAACTGGCACCCCGCCACCAGCTACAACAGAACGCATAAAGAAACTGGTTGCCTTTTTAGGGTCATTACTATCATAAATTGTTTGTGGATCATTACCGTTTAGGATTTCACGTAGCTGTACGACCAAGCCGCCTAGCAAAGTCATACTGACAACAAGAGGTATTGCATATGCTGCCTTGCCTTTTAAGCCTTCTTGCGCCATTGTGCGACTGCCTTGTCGCATCAAGAATGAAGCCGAGAATGATTTAAATTGCATTAAGCCTTTAAATACCTCACCTGTGATAGTTCCTTTCGCGCCTACAGTCATCCATGTACGCTCACGAAGCCCTGCCTCAATCACGGCCATGCCCTGCTCATCAAGTAAATGCGCTTGAAGTTGTGAGGCGACTTGATCTTTCACCTGTTTCGGATCACCAAAGGCTGTAAGTTTCTCATCAGGAATTTCATAGATAGAACGCGCTGACATGAGTTGATTACCTTTGCGGTCCACGACTGGTTCAGCCAATTGGAAAACCTGCCAAGCTCGTTCGTCTAATCCCGTATTTGAAAGTAATTCACGGTCTTGCACATCTAGGTCATTCCAAGCCTTAGAACGGCTTAAACGGCCGTATTTCTCCATTAGCAACTTAGTGAACCCAACTTTGGAAGCCGATGTAAGTGCATTGAGAAATGAAACACGCATAACTTGAGTAGCAACCCCGCTTGATATACGAGCTAATTTTTCAGATTTTCCATATGTTGATGTAAGCCCATCATCTGACCAGCGCGCAATCGAGCCTAACATTTCTTCAGTAGCCAATCCTAAACTATGTGCTAGCTCCCGATCTGCTTTATTGGCTGGGTTAAGCTGTTCGATTAGTCCACCAAAAGCTTTACGGTAAGACAAGTTATGCACACTAGCATTTTTAGCAATGGTTGCTTGATCTGCCAGTGATGCAATTGTGGTGCCGCCTAACATTGAAGCTACATTCATAGAACGATATGCAAGACCTAGGTTTGCAAGAACTTGTGACTGTGGAGAGTTACCACCACTAAACTCGTCAAACATTACCTGCGCACGCTTGCGGCTGCTCTTGGTCTGGTTTTCCTCAATCCCTTTTTCCCAGTCCTTTTTGGCTGCGGCATCCATCAAAATTTTTAAAGCCGTTTTTGGATTGCTACCTAAGTTCTCAACCATGGCAATATCTTTCGATAAGCCATTAATATGAGCTTCGACCAAGTCTACAAACTGCATGCCGCCGAACTCAGATTGATATTCAAGCCATGATTCAGCATCTTTGAAATGTAAAACACGACTTTCACTGTGACGGTTCGTTACTTTTGATGTACCGCCACCTGTAGCTTGTCGGCCAACTTCTATTTTATTTGCACCGTCACTTGATAGCGTGTCATAGGTATATTCAAGCAATGAGCGTATTTCTTGCTGTGAGTAGTAATCACCGTTCTCGTGTACATATTGGCGCGTGTCGATTAGTGATTCAGCTTTGTTTACCCACGCTTCTTTTCCTGCCTTAGCAATCTTTTCTAGGTTATGCGTTTGTGGCAATCCCCAATTGTCTAACTTTCCAATGTCGCCACCGTTCCGGTTAAATCGGTCACGCATGGTTTCGAAAACATCGCCCATCTTGTCACTGATCTTTTTAGCTAATGCATCACCAGTGTTTTCACCAAAGCGCTCACGTACAATTTTTTGCACTAACTCTTGGTCTGTGAAGATACCCAAGCCGCCTTTAATATTGGTGTAGAAGTCAACTAACTCCCCACGATAGATTGAGGCAATACCACGTGCTTTAGAGTCGATTGACTGAATGCCAGACATATCACCGTGAGCTGCAACCATACGGTCTATGACTTCCATTGATGACAATTTGCCATGGTCTAAAGCTGCAAGGTTTTGGGATTGTTTAAGGATGTCTTGAGCAGCAATTTTATGTTTGCGCTTTAATTGTTCTTGAATATCGATAGCAACTTGTTTTGCTGCCTCAGTTAATTTTTCAGCATCGGAAAGGTTGCGCCAGTTATTAATATCTTTGCGTGCAAGATTACGCATCGTTTCATTAATACGTGCTTCAATGTCTGTTGCTTCTTGTGCTGTAAGGGATTGCTTGCCAAGTGCTTTAGCTACCGCTTGTTTGCATTGTTCTTTCATTTTTTATGCTGCTCCAAATTGTAAAGCACAGTTCAAGGCGGTTTGTGCTGCTAAAATATCTTGCTCAGATTGCTTAATTTCTGCTTCAAGTTCGGCATGATAGTCACGTAATGTCATGGTGAATTCTTCTGGTTCACCCATTGAATTAATACGGCTTACTGCAATTGGTTGATCTGGATTTGAGAAAATCACATCAAGCGCGGCTTGTTCTTCTGGTGTTTCGCCAAACAATGAGCCTTGTCGCGGGTCACCCATGTTTTCAATGGTCTGAATCTCAGAGTTAATGGATTCACTAATCGCCTTTGCGCTCTTGCGGTTATTATCAAACACCTCAAGAAATCTTCTTGCTCCATCACTTAATCCATCATCAATAAGTTGACCTTGATTTAAATAGTCACGAACTTGTAAGCCATTTGCTTTTAAGTCTGTAAGCTTTTGTGCAGCTTGCGCCAAGTCTTGAGAAATTGTGTTCTCAAAGCGACCACCTTGTTTCACTAAGTCATTAAGCTGTGAAAGTTGCGGAGCTGCACGGAGTAAGGCGTTTAAAACGTTTTTACTGTCATCATCTAGGTTTTCAGATAGGCGAGTTACAAGGTTAGAATCACCGTATGCACGCTGTACGATTGCCGATTCAATTCGGCGTTTACCTTCTTGAGATAAGCGACCATCACTTGTGATAACTGATCCGCGCTCAGACTGTGGCAATTGATCTACAAAGCTACGAACATAATCCATAGAGCCATCAATATTGATTGAACCATCATTATTGATTTTTAGTAGTGTCGAATCTGGCAGACGATCAACATCACTCATAGCGCGCTCAGTTGCGCTGAATTGCGCCACATCGCTTTCATTGGCTAAACGGGAGAAAGCTACACGGTCAACATCACTAAGACGTGTACGCACTAAAACAGGCTGATTTAAACCTGATATATCCATGCCTCTACTATTCGCCCAATTCTGAACAAATTCACGGTATGCATCCGCTCGGCCATTATCATAAGCGCGACCAATAGCCAATGTACGCCCATTACCAGATTCAACAACATTGTCGGGGCCAATGATTGGTGCACCGTCTGATAGCTTATAAGATTCACCAAGTAACTCAGGCTTTAAGTCATCGGCCATACGTTCAATTTGCTGGCGTGATGCTTCACGGGTTCGGTCACGTGGCTGCAGTTCACTTGGGTAAAGCGGATTTACACCGTATAACTGGTCGTTAGACGCTACTAAATCAGTCCAATCTTTTACTTCATAAGCGAAATCATAGCTTGAACCATCCATCCCATAGGCTGTGCTCGTTTCACCACCATAGCGTGAGCTTAACTGGTTCCATTTGCTGCGCCATTTGTTAATAGCTTCGCCAACTGTCATGCCAGACATACCGTTATTTTTAACGATTGCATCGGCATTTTTAGCATCGTACGAACGCACTACATCAATTAATGGGCGTGTCGGATCAGCTTTAAGAACTTTAACGGCTCCCCCTGGTCCAAGTAAGTGGCCTAGATATTGCTCATGTGCAACCGGATCACGACCTAAGTTTTTACGGATGTAATTATTGGCCTGCTTAATGTGCTTTAAGCCGATACGAATTTGCTCATCAACATTATTACGGTCTTTACCGCCTAAGTTCTTCCAAGAGTCATCTAAGACTTGGAAAAGACCATAAGCGCTTGATGTCGGGTTTTGCGCTGTATGATTAAATTTGCCGCCTGTCTCAATATGACTAATCGTTAAAGCTACACTAGGGTCTATACCGTCTTGTTTTGCTCTTAGTGCAATCTGTTTTGCATTTGTAGGTAGTGAGCTAGTCGCATAATTAATCGTGTTTCTACGCGGCTCTCCTTGCACTGTGTTAGGCACACTAACTGGCTGGCCTTTTAAAATTTGTTCCGTAGCAGCATCTAGATTTTGATAGTGCTTGTTTTGCTGAACTGGATCTGTAGTTTGAACAGGCAAAGTTGTGTCTTCAAACTCAAAGCTATTTTTAACCAGAGCATCATTTAGCGCATCATTGCGAGTTTCAAAATCATCTGAATTAAGCTGGTTAATTTCAGCGTCAACGTCTTGGTCTAGTTGATTTTGTCTTGAACCTAAGTAACGTGCACCACCAAACATTAATGAGTTAATAAGCAAGTCAGTCGCCACAGATTCACCTGTGACTTCATATTGCTTCGCCTGCTTATCATAGCCTTTAGATTTTAGAATTTGCTCACTTGCATATTGCATACCAGTGTTCAAGCCAGTGGCACCACCAACCGACAATGTAGCATCGGCAACTAAACCACCTGAACCCTTAAAGCCATAACCAATAGGTAAAGCAGTACCAATCGCATCGCCTACAGCATTTACACCAGCTACTTTCAAAGCTGTGTTTTCATCTACGCCTTTACGGGTTAAATCGGTATAAACGTAATTACCAGTAGAGCCACCAGTTAAAGTGGCTGCACCTAATGTGCCACCTGTTGTAACGCCTAATGCACCACGCCAGAGATAATCACCAATACCGACACCGATATTCCCGACAATGCCTGTATTGTCTTTGTCTTCTAGGTCAGTAATAGTTCCATAAACCAGATTGTCACGCGCCTTTTCACGCTTAGCCTTGAATTCTTCATACGGTTCAATAAATTCGTTTGTAGAGACATCTTTCAAGCTATAGCTAACACGGTCTACAACGGCATCGATTGGTGCCGAAATTGCATCACCAACTTTGTTAAGACCAATTGCCATACCCCGAAAAGGTGAAGAGATAGCGCCATCGAAGACACCCGGTTCATTTGGACGAGTATCTGGATGCTGTAACCCCTGACTATTGAGCTTTTCAAAGTCCTGTTGGTTCTCACTAGATAAATCTGATAACCAGTTACTCATTATTTATCTACCCCATTCATGCGGATGCGCCAAACATTCCCTTTAACAACAAGAGGACGGCCACGTTCATTGATTAAGTCATACATCAAATCACCATTGGCTGCTTTGGTAGGTGAACGAGCTAAACGAAAGTTGTCTAAGTCGTTTACTGACATACCTGTAGCTTTAGAAATATCGGCATAACCTTTTTGAATTTTTGCTTCAAAAGTTGCGTCAGTCATTCCATAAGGCTTAGATACTTTCCAGTCTGAAATGCCACGATCTGTATAGTCCTTGAATCGCCCGCTTTGCGTATAAACACCACCTGTTGCAAGCCCTAATGCAGTACGTCCGATATCTTCTTTGTATTCATCCGCATCTTTATGGGTTTGACCACGTGCCTCAGTTAAGTATGCGTAGATAGCTTGGAAAGCAGCATAGTTGAGATTGGCTGTTTCACCAGATACAGACTGACCAACGTACTTGTTAAATTTTTCTTTTAACAAAGCATCTTTTGGCTGAATCATTTGCTTATTCTTAAGCGCCTGCTTACCTGCAACGATTGCTGTTGCTACATCTAACCCAGCGTCAGAACGGAAATTATTGGCACGCGCATAGCCTGCCATTTGGTAAGCCTGATCACCATTGCCTAACTGCCCTAACGCTTCGCCCCAAATCTTTGCACCATTCTTCACGCCTTTGGTTTGGGCAATCATGGAACTAATCAAATTTAACTTTTGATCTACGGTTGCTTCTTCCCATGCTTGCTTAGCGGCTGGTAGAACTTCATTAGGAATAGGTTTAATTGTTGCATTTGGGTCCTTATCACGCTGTGCTACTTGATAAGAACCAATGGTCACAATGTTTTTAGCGAAGTCACTTGGATTAACTTTTAGGGTTAATGGGTTTACTTCTGGTAACTCAATACCTTTTTCACGCAATGCCTGAGTTGGGTTTTCCTTAGCGGTTTTAAGCTTGTTATCATAAATGCTTTGATAGGTCGCCAAGATTTTATTTTCTGCGACTGGATCAGCAGATGAGCTATTCTTCATCTTTGCCTTACGACTATTGATTTCAGCAAGTTGTTGATCAGTGGTTAGACCCTGAAAGCGCATGAAATCAGCAGATTGTTTTTTATAAAACTGGTATTCAGCTTCAGAAGGCGTACCTTTAACTGCCTGTTCGACATCATTTTGATATTTCAAGTCTAATGGACGACCTGTCAAAGTACTTTGAATAAACTCATTAACGACCTTTTCAGCTTCGTTAATACGCTTGTTCTCTTGCACCTGCTGACGTTGTTGCAGCGTAGTGATCTTGCTTTGGATTTCGGTTTGATACTTTTGAACAGTTTGCCCATCAATAAACTTATAGTCTTTTAGACCTGTAGCAACCTCTTGGAGATCATCAATACTGTTTTGAGCAATTGCCGTTGTGATACGCGAGTTAATATCTGTGATGTCACGTGTTGTTTCATATTTATTTGTGAGCTCACTTTTCTGAGCTTCCGACAATGGCAGGCCAACAATGTTTTTTAAAAGATATTCTTTGCCTGCTTCACGATCCATACGTGTAGCCACATCGAAGAACCGATCAGCTAGAACACCACCCTTTTGCTCATCTGCACGCAATTGCAAAGGCAAGAACGAAGTACGTTGGCGCGTTACGTTGCTATCCCAGTATTTTTTTAAATCTTCTTGAGCGTGCCCCGGCAAACTGTTTTGTAGTTCCGAAAACTTGGCATTCGACCAAGTGTTAAGCTCCTCATCGGCCTGCTGTGTAGTGATTACGCCATTACCAAGACGGTTTTTAATATCAACCACCTTGTCGTTAAAGTCAGTAGATAATGACTCATCAAGCTTTAACTTGCCTTCTTTTTCTGCAAGTTGGTTGTTGAAGAGCTCAAGGTTTTTAGCTGTAACTTCTTGCTGACGCTGCTGGTCATCACGTGCCTGTATTGCCCCACCAATAGAACGGCCAATTTCAGCCAAGCCAGTGTTAGGCGTAAACGATTGCATTTGAGCTTGTGGTGCTTCACGACCACGAGAAATAGGAATACGCATTATTTCCACCCACCATATGCTTGAGCAGCAGTATCAATAATGTTACTTGCCGCCTTCATGCCATAATTGTTACGTTGTGCCTTACCTTGACGACGTACATCCGCAGCCGCATAACCTGCCTGCATTTGGTTTAATAAGGCGTTGTAAGAAGCATCCGAAATAATCTCATCACTGATTACAACTGGCGCACCTACATTTACATCCAAACCATTTTCAGCAGCCGCAGCCATGGCACTTGATGCGTCTCGCTGCCCTTGTTCTTTAATCTTTTTGCTTTGAACTTTGGAAACGGATTGAATTGTTTTTGCATTACCCTTAGCTGTAGCGTCTGCCATAAGCGCATTTGAGATATTGCCAACAGCTTCAAGGCCCGAAGAAATAGCACCACCTTTGCACATGCTTAAACCTCCATCTCAAGAACATAGCCAATCAAGTTGAAACCCAAGCCTTCATAGAGTTTTACTGTTTTATCTGCATGGATGCCCGTCATGGTTCCAATCTGGATACGATCAGCATTCTTAAGCTGTGCCCACCCAATGAAAGTGTTCACTAAAAGCTTGGCAATGTTAGATTTACGGTACTCAGGAAGAACATAAACGCCTTGTTCAAAAGCTAGTTTGTGCCCTGTTCGCCAGTCCGTTTCAATAACACCAATGACTGTGCCAACTGGATTTTGATATTCATCTAGGGCTAGAAAAATTGAGTTATGTTTTTTGATTAAATATTCGAATAGATCAGATGCGCTTTGCTCATCAAATCCTTGTTTTGAAAAGATTGGCGATTCTTTAGTGAGACGCTTGCCGAAATCAACAAGCGTATCTAAATCATTTAGGTTTGCTGCCCGTACTTGCATCTCATTTCTCATTAATTGATACCAACATAGAGATACTTTGCATGTGTAAAGGCATAGGTTTGTCGTGTGTTATCTTGACCTCAAGTTCATGCAATGATTGCCATCCAACAAATGAATCGACTACATAGCCAGTGTAAGGCAAGTTTACGAATGCTGATTGGTTGTAATACTTGGTCGACAGCTCTTGACCATTGATATATCCACCAACTGACGCATTCAAAAAGATAGCCATTTCGTGCACCTGAATCTTATGAAACATTGCGGTTGTTGGTACTTGGCTAAAGTCTGGTGGCAATAGGTCGATTTCAGTTTTAAACGGTTGGCCAAGATGAACTGTTTGGGTTAGATCAGTGTTAGATAGCTTGATGTTGGTGCCATTAATCGTATAGGTTGAATAGAAATATCCATCCGCATTATTAAAATTAACCAGTGGATTATCTAAAACCTGAATATCTAGATTTAAAATAGACCCAGCGCCATTAGTTACGTTGATATCAAATTCACAATCACTTTGTGCGGACTCGCTAAACTCTTCCAAAACTGTAGAACCATTGCGATTAGTAAGCATGAAACACTGGTCCTCACCTAAGCCCGTTGGCAAGGCGCAGATAGACAATACCTGACCACCAAAATCGTGCTGAGACCAAGCATTCATTTCCTGATCACGGTTTAGTGTGATACTTGAGACTGCACCATCACCCATAACAATCCATACAATAGAGTTTGGTGTTTGCTGGAAGGTTAATTCTTTAATCCCAGCATGGTTTTCAGGTATATGTGGGGCAATTTGTGATAATTCAGGCGAGACAAGACCGTCAACTTCATAACGGTATGACATTGCACGTAAGCGCTCACCACCACGTTGTACAAAAAGCAGTTCATTACCCACGCGGCAAGGCTTAACATTCGCCTGAACACCATAAGAAGTGTGCTCATCAATCTGTGCTGAAGCTGGTGTCAATGGACCCTGCGAGTTAATTAAGAACTCAGCACCACCAGTTAATGCAACTACACCACCACGCTGTGATAGGTGCAAAATATTGTCAGATTGAGCTGAGCTTGAAGCAATGCTAAACGCATCTGCATCTTGAGTTGTCTCTAAGAAGTTGCCATCGTCACCAATTCGGCTAAACCACATCTGATTAGGACTTGTTTTTGTATTGGCAAATACTAAGCGCTGTTTAAAGAAGCACACTGCCTTTGGATAGCCTGCCTCAGCACTAAATGCGATACTTTTTAAAACCCAAGATTTAGCAATTGCCTGCACATCGGATGTAAGTTTTACCAGAACTTCACCGTTCACACGGGATGGATCCACATATTCTGTGATTTTGACTTGGCCACCATTAATCTCAACAATTGATCCAACACTTGCAGGTGTAAAAACGTTAGCCGCTTCGTTTGTTACTTCCTCCCACTGTGTTGCAGTAGCAGTAGGCTCTACCCCCTTATTGTCAATAGTTGCGCGCCAAGTCTTACTAGTGTGAATTACACGATCACCTGTTAAGTAAGTCTCAGTATTTGACCAGTTTGGGAATGATGAAGCAGTTAAGGAAATAACTTTTCCAACTTCTGTACCGGATGGTGTCAATGCTACGTTTGGAGTGCTGCCTAACTCATCATTAGGATTCACACCAAAGGTAAAGGCTGCAAATTGCCAGTTAGTAAAATCGGCTGAACACAATATTCGCTGTACAGGCGTATCACCTTGAACGAAATACATGCGGTATTTAGTGTGCGCATACTGTACTTCACGCACTTTTTGGGCCGTGTTGTAAGGTGTCACAGTTTCGTAAACAACTGCATACGTTCTTGGGTTGTAAACCTTAAGGAAAGACACACCGAGAATAAGCAAATAGGTGTTTTCTGAGTTTGCAATAAACGGAATTAAACGTAATGCACCTGCAAAAATAGAACGGAACTTTGTGCCTGGTCTTTTCTTTGCCCCACCTTCAACCAAAGGCAATGCATTAAGCAATTTTTTTGCACCGTTTGCATATTGCTGAATGTCTGTGCGCGTCCAAAGTAACGGGCTTAACTCACCAGAACTCAGGTTATTTTTTAGGATCCACTGTCTCATTAGAAGCGCTCCCAATAGTAACTTGATTCGGCGTATTGAACGTCTTGGCTTGGTCGCTCTTGACCATTTACGGTACGTGCTTGCTTAATCAAAAACTGGAATTGTGCTTCTGCCGATTGACCAGCCGCATCACTTCCTGTGATTGGCTTACAAAGCTTAGATGCCATTTTGTATGTCATGGCTTCAACTAACATTGCATCCCAAGTTTGCTCGTTGTCATTGTCAAAGACGTATTCAAGGTAGACTACTTCGGTGTCGGCCAAGATATATCGGTTCTCGACTTCATAACGTTCAGTATTGGCTGAAATAATTAGGACGTAATCACTAGGCAATGGGAAGGCATGAGCATAGCCAAAGCTTGGATATGTAGAGATTGGAGATAAGATTTGCCGTTTTTTGGCGCATGACCAAGGATGAGAGCGCAGTATAGATAAGCGCGTAGTGTCATAAATATTACGGCACGTTTGAGCTAATTTTGAGTCTTCCTCAAAACTAGCAATTTGCTGCCCCCCAATCATGCTCAATGCATTATTGCAAATGGTGACTTTAGATACAGACATAAGAAAACCCCGAAGCTTTTTGGATAGTTTCTTCGGGGTTTAAAGGTGTTTTGTTGAGTATAAAAAGCACCCCACCGCCTGCCCTAACAGTGGGGTGAAAGCACTTACACTAAGAAGTCGATAGCAACCACTTTCTTCTCATTGGCACGAGCCGCGCCAAATGAGTGAACGCCACCAACCTGTTTGATATTCTTCTTGTCTGGACGAGTAGAAATATCAAAACCTGTAATGTCCGCATCACCAAAGTGTGCAGCAGTTCCCGCATACATCACTGTACGACGCTCTGTAGCACCGCCAGCACCATTGTTGAGTTTTTCGTAAGGGATCCAGTTCACACCTAACCACTTACTTGCTACAGCACCTTCTTGAAGCATTTTTACAGCCATGTAATCTGCACTCATGAACACAGTGTCCGCTAAGATTTTGATTAACATGTCAGATGTATAAAGCACATAAAGCTCTTCGCCATTATGTTCATCACATTCGTTTTTACGGAAAAGTGATTTAGCTTTTACCAGTTGCTCTTTTAGGGAGCCGAAACCAGAAAGAATAATCTGATCAGCAGGCAAAGCTACTTGTGCAACAGTCTTGGCACCTGCATCGTCTACTGTAGTACGAGTAACGTTACCGACTAAAGATTGGTAAATAATGTCGTCTGTTTTACGATTACGGGCACTGACTAAGTTTTTCATATACTTGTCATTTGGATGTGCCTTTAATTTTGGAATATCACGGTTTTCAATTGGAATAAACAAGTCCCAATCCGACATAAGCGCTGTACGAACGCCTGCATCTGGAATGGTCCAAGTAGTATCACCGAAACGTGCACCTGAAGCTGACATTTCAACTTGGCCCATATCGTTTACAGTGAAGGATTCACCCGTAATTTTCCCACGATTCACAACTGTTTTAAGGAGTCGTGACTCATTTTGCATTGAGGCAACTTCGTACGTGTCATGATACTGTTGTACAAACGCTGCCGTTATTTTGTTTTCATTCGCCATTGGTTAGCCCCCTAGCCGTATGCTTTTTGGTAATAACTTTGAACTTGGGCAGTGACACGTTTGTGGTCGGGATGACTTTCATCCATGTATGCCTCTGATGCGATTAATTCTTGAATGTTCTCGGCACCGCTTTGTTGGGTGTTTTGAGGCGGCATATCTTCTTGTAATGCCTTGCCAAAGTAGGCAGCTAGACGAATACCGAATGTTGGGGAGTCTACGTCTGCAACTTGTAGCCCAGCCGCTTGAATTGCTTGATTTGCGAAACGCAAGTTAGCTTCGTAATCGTTACCCCAATCCTGTTGAAGCGCTTCTACTTGCACGGCTGTGTGCTGCTCGTAAGCCTTCATCACCACAGCCATTTGCTCATTGGTTACGCCAGCTTGATGAGCACTTTCTAAAAAAGCTTTGTTATCTTCATTAGATTTGAATGCATCGAAATCAAAGCCTTCCAACTCCACTTTGTAAGCGTCAGCAGATTCAGGAATATCTGACTTGGTTTCTGTCTCAGCTTCTGGCTGTTTCTGCTCTTGAGTTTGGCTCTCAACTGGTGGCGTTGCTGTATCCACAGGTGTTGTTTGAGTTTGTTCAGTTGCTTGAACGTTTTCTGTGTTTGTCTCTTGTTGTTCATTAAGCATCGTTCTCTACCTCACTGTAATTTGGGTCATTTGCTTTATTGATTTCATTGATGATTCCAGCAACAACGCTTTGTTGACCAAGCTTGTAATTGGTTTCACGGTCTGTATTTGAGAAGGCATTGCGGCAATACTTTTGTGTCAGATGCTCAAGGATGCGTTGTCCGTTTAGATCCAGATCAAACACGACTCGGTACGTCTCTGGCGTTGCTGGGCGTAATGCTCTGTGTTGAACAAAAGTTCCAACTTCTTCGGGCTTCTGTTCCTTGTTACGGAGGCTTTCTTCAAGCTGCTGAATGCGTGAATTGGCTTTATCTAATTCCTCTTGTGACTTAGCCAATTGAATGGCGGTATCTAAGTGCAAGCGGTTCTCAGCCCAATACTTTTCTTCCCATTCCTCACCACGAACTTTGTAAGCTATGGCAAATGCAGCAGCCACGATAAAGGCAAGGACTGCAACTACAAAAAGGACATTAATCATTGTCGTGTCTCACTAGTTAATTCAGACTCAAGGCCCTTACCGACTGCATTTGCGAGTGGTTGTGCTAGAGCCTGCTCTTGTTCTTGTTGTGCAGCTTGTTGCTGTGCTTCTTGACGCTGCTTACGGATTGCATCGATCTGATCTTGAGTACGTAGAATTGCTGTAGGCACACCTAAGCCCATTCCTGAAACTTGCGCTACGGCATCCATGTCTACGTTGTCGAGAATCGAAGGGTCTAACTCGGCTACTGATGAAAGGCCTTGTAAGAAGCGCTCAATTGCTGTGACTTCTTCCAATTGCTGTGACCGAGCTAAAGCGGAAATAAACTTGAATGACAGGTTGCGGCCTTGCATTTCTTTTGGTGCTGCTTTAACTGCACCAGCACGATAAGCAAGCCCAAAAGTACGCTCTAACAAAGGCGTTAATAATTCAGCTTGCCAACGACCATAAAGTGGCCCTAATTGCTGACGAATTAAGTCAACACGTACATGCACTTCGGTTGCTGTCATTGCCGGACCATCGGCAGGCTGTAACTGATCTGCCATCATCTTTTTACGGATTGCACCTTGAAGATGAGCCAACAAATCAACACCAACTTGATAGCCTTTCCCGTCATCAATGCGCTTCAATGAGTTCACGTCATTAACGACAATGATCTTCCCGCCACCTAAGCGCACTGTGCGAGGGTTAAACGTGCCATCATCAACACCTGCATACATGCCTAGAGTTGAAATTTCGGCACTGCGCAACGTGTCACGCATTAACTTGTTAGCTGTTTTAGCGTCTGGCAAAGCAATAGAGACTTGACCAGTCCCATAAACTGAATTTGGAATCTTTCTAAAGCGTGGAATTACGAAAGGAAATTCGTTGTAGCCTGTCTCTCGCAGGACAATTTTTTCATCAACTTCAACGTGATAAGACGCAAAAGGCATTTCCTTCGGCATCAACTGACGGTCACCTTTGATGTAGCCAGTTTTACGCGGCTCAACTACCCACAAGACCTTAACTTTGCAGTCTGGTTTTGACTTGTAAGTGTTGCGTACTTTTTCACTGACCTTGTTTTCGCCATACTCATTGACTAGCGCAGCCATCGTCATTTCATATTCACGATAGAGCGTGTCAACTTTCTGGTCTTGTCGTGTTGAAGCTAGATAGCATTGCCCAATATCCCAAGTTTGGAATATATAGCCGCCACCTGCATGACGATCTACATCGGCATACATTACGCCCCAACCAGCAACCACACAGTCGAGGACTAAGTCAAAGATTTCACTATCGTAGTTAGCCCCGTGAATGTTGCGCCAAATGAATTGACACACCTCATCAAGCCACTTCTCACCTTCTGTGAGTTCGGCTGGATCATCCACGCCATTCGGCACAGCTTTAAACCACAGCGCATTAGCTGGCGTGGTTCCTGAAATGATGCTCGATACAAGTAATTGCGTTGCTTCTGATAGTGTTGAATCTAATAGCTCAGCTCGTTGTGTCTTACGTGTATCTGTTACATCATCACCTATAAACGATTGCTGACGCTCAGGGGCTGCATAGCGATAGCACTCAGACCAATGCGGTTCTAAGCGGTTTCGCGCTGCTTTAAGCTCGCTTAAGCGTTTGCATAACCTTGCTACTAGCTCACTCATATCAGCCGCCTAAAGTTGTTTTCTTTTGGTTGTCTGTAGCAGACGCCAAAACAGTTGAAGCATTACGTTTACGACGCTCTGCCGTTGCTGCATTTGCATCTAATTGAGCTTGGTTTTTAGCAGCTGCATCTGCTGCTTCTGCATCAAAACCTTTTGAAGCGCCTTTGGTATCTGTAAGCCCAACCATGTCAGTCACAGATGAAAGGATTTTTCCTAATCCGCCTCCGCACATTAGTCCGCCTCCTTAGTTGACCAGCCCTTTTCAGTCAAAACAGGAATGCGTTTTTTAGGCTGTACTTCGCCACTTGCGTTTTTCATTTCTGGTTGCGTAGACTTCTTTAGCTCTTCAAGTTGAGCACGCATCTGCTCTAACTCTTGGCGCAATAGTTCTTCTTGAGATGGACCAGTTTCACCTGTGTTTTGATCATCACCACCTGTGATATGACCTAAAGCAGCGTCAGCCTGATCTTTAGTTGAAGTGTCTTGGTTTGTATCTGGTGTTTGTGCTTGTTGTTGATCTTGATTCTGTTCAGCAGTCACACCCGGTGTTTTAATTTCTCGTTTATTCGCAGCCATGAAAAAGCCCCATTCGTTGTGAATAGGGCTAGTGTTGTGTTTATTAAGTTGGGGTTTGTTGGGTGATTAATTCACGATATTTATTAAATTAGCAGGCATACCATTATCTGCATGACATAAGAACACCCACTCACCACTTCTATTTTGTACATATACTTCTAAATCACAGATGATTCGGTAATACACTTTTGACAAATAGTGTGTGGCACCTTCTGGCTTATTCTTTACGATTTCACTTAAATTCATTTTTTCAATCTCCAAAAACTTTAATTTACACCTACCACCCTGCCAGCTCCCATTCACCATGAGGATATCGAAGATAGCAAATACCTTCTTTGTTAATACCTATTTCATAATTCTCATACATATAAGAACCATAACCAATTAGTTTGATTTCCATTCTAAATCTCCAAAATTCTCACAAGTTCAATGTTCTCTTTGCCAATTTTCTTAAGAAATTCACGCATAATTTTCATAGCCTGCTTTTCATTTTTGGCAATAGCTGTGTAAGTTGGCGTTGTTGTTCCAAGCTCCACCCAATGATATTGATATTTTGGGCTGCACTCTTTGAATGTGGTCATTAGTAGCCGCTCCCGCCATCAAATAAAGTTGAAAACCACCACACCACAAGCCCTGCAAGAGCAATCATTCCTATTGCATGAAATATGGTCATTGTCCTTCCCCCTTGAGCGCTTGCTCTATCTGCGCAGCAATGTTTAATCCTGCGTTTCTTCCTGACTCTGTATAGTATTCACCCCGTCTTGCTCTCATGGCGATATTGGCAATTTCTTTGAGCTTAAGCTCTAATATATCCACCCGCTTTTGCAGCTCCTCACTGCTCTTAACCTCTTTCACATACATTTCATCAAGCGTTTCCGATACAAATATATATTCACTTAATTGCTTTTCCAGCTCCTCCACTTTCGCTTGTATTGACTGCTGACCAGCCTCAAAAGCTTCTTTCATCATTAAATCTGACTGGTACGTTCCGAACCATTCGCTGTTTTTGTAATACTCTTCAAACTCATCCATCTCAAACATCCTCAAATTTGCAAAGCGGGTTAATAGATTCGAAATTATTAAGAACCCATTGAAATGAAGCCCAGTCCATTTTTGCACCATGATTGATGGCGATAGATTTCAGATCATTTAGGTCTTGAATAGTCCTAATAATGCTTGGTCTGAACGATCTATAGCCCCAATAAAAACCCAAATAACCATATTCATTAGATAAGATCAGACGACTAGAGCCACTAAATACACCCAATACAATTCCATTCCAGTAATCAAGTTTCATTGATCTTTCACCTCACAAAGCGGGCTAATGTGGTTTTCTATTCTGTCTAGGGTTTCTAATTCCCTTGAATTCGAGGGTTTATCAATGCGGCCAATGCGGTTTTCTGTGTGGGAGTCGTCACCTATCAACTCTAGAAAGTTCTCATTAAGAACCTTTGCAAACTCGGGATGCAGTTCTTGCAAACTTCCAATTGGCTTGGGTAAAGTTGGCATGTCAATATCATTAAACTCACCCATGGCTGGCTCCTTTTTCTGCGAAGAACTGCACCTTGTCATTTGGATGCATCTTGTTCCAATCTTCTTGAACCCATTGGATATACACATTCACCAAGTGAGCTAAGTTATCTGCGTCTTTTGCTTTCTCTGTGAATAGATCAATCATGTCGCGCTTATAAAAATCGACTGCCTTTTCACGATCTGTCCAGATTAGGTTTTTATAAACTCTTCCATCCTTACCAAGGCGCTTAAAGAAAACCCCATCCACATTTGGATTAAGGGCAATTAACAGTGCACGTCTCACAATGAGAATTCGATCAATTAACTTCATCCCCGCCTCCGTATATTGATTCGTAATCAGCGATTGCTTGAATTATTCTGTGTCCATACGATTCTTTATGGATTGGTTCTTCTTTGTAATCTTCTACAAGGCCTTTACACCACTCAATGCCGTGCCAAAACTGAATGATTTCAACCGACTCCACCAGACGCTTGAGGTCAGAAAGCATCACATCCCTACTAAACCAAACCCCTCTTGTGTATTGGTTAATAACACCGTTGTATCCTTTGTGACCATCAGGCGCCCCCTCAACAACCGCTCTCGCCTTCTCCACCCCGTACTCACGAATAAACTGTTCTGGTTTCATTAGAAGTCACCCCCACCAAGCATTCCATGTAAACCGCCATCAGCAGCCTCAAGATCTCTTTGCGGCTCAGTATTATCCCCATGTGAACGGCCAAGCATAATAATCAGGCCATCACTAGCGCTGTAATAGTTCGCATCTGGAAAACTTTTACGAATATCCTTCATGAGCTTTTCCAAGCCCTTTGTTAATTTCTTAAACTGCTTTTCAAAGTTAGGGTTAGCTTCATTCAGTAAGTCATTAGCATCAACATCACCACCAGCGATTGCGTTCAATACATCTTCTTCTGTCATGTAAATATTCATTGTTGTAATTCCTCATCTAACTGAGCAGCAAATACGTCTAACGTTTCAAGTAGATCAAGCTGCCCAATATCGTATTTATATGTTTGCCATTCGCCTTCACGTGGTACGCGCTCTAAGCCTGTTTGTTCTTGCCACAACATGATGAATTGCTCACCGTGTATATACTCTGGAATGGATCCAGTAGACCAAGAAGAAACCGTGCTGCCACCCGACACATCAAGGACGTATGCAATCTTTTCGTGTGACCATCCAAGGTTGCGTAAATCTAGAATCATGCGGTTGAAGTCTGGACGTTTATAGCCTCGGCGTTGGCGCAAGAATTCTTTGGCTTTTTTCTTAGTTTCGAGAAAACGCGCGCGTGCGCGAGGGTTGTCTGTAAAAGCTGTACTATCAACACGCATATTCATCTCCTAGACCTCGCTAACCTTGAGCTTAATAAGCCCGCCTTTGATGACATTTCCACGTTTTACTAGAAGCTCATCGAACTGTTCATCGTCCACACATAGACCGCATTTCACCAAGCTATCGATAGTCGCTTTTAGGTAGTTATCGATGTCTCGACATTGACGTGTAGGGAAATGAAAAGTCACTTCTAATTTGAGTCGTGCAGTTGATTTATGAGCCGGTACAACTTGACGAACCAATGCATGAAAATCACGAGCTTTATTGCTTAAAAATCTTCTTTTTCCAGAAGCTACCCAGTAGTGATTTACTGACGGTGGTGCAGTTTTAATTTCACAATCTAAAATGACTTTTAAGCCATCTTCGTAAAATGCTCTAATTTCGCTTGTATTAGCTTCATTTAGTTGTTCCGCTACCATTGCATCACTTTTGCTTTTATCGCGCTGTAATGTCCCTTTTTGTGCGTTATTTCGCTTGTTTTGAATTGCTTCTAGCTGTTGTTCAGTTATTCTCATGATTTAGCCCCTTCTTGTTGTGCTTTAAGCTGCTCTAACAGGCCAGCTCTTCTAAGTTTTACGTACAAACATGCTGCTGCTCTTGTTTCAGCAGTCTTTAATCCATGGTTGTAAGCACAACGCAATGCCATCATTTCCTTGTAGTTCATCTGCCTAACTCCACCATGTTCAAAACAGAAACTTCCATTTCAGCAAGCACGTAATTTTTTAATTCGTGGTAGGTGTTGTTTTTGAATGCCTCATGTACTTCTTTAACCGCGATCATGTCGAAGTAAGGACGCTTTCTTTTTTCTGCGATTGTGATTAATCGGAATTTAATTTCTGTTAGTGTCATGCCGCACCTCGTAAAGCAAAAGGTACTGGCTTGCCTTCTGCTCTTAAGCTTTCGATGTACTGTTCTTTTTGATCAAATGGGTCTGCCCAATATTCTGAGTCTGGTTTTAGTTCCCATTCTTGAACTTGTTTAATTTCCTCAGCCATTTTGTTGACTGGTGCTTGGATCTTTAGTTTTTCGCGTAACTCCGCAATTGCTTTCTGTGCAATCGTTTTGTATCGCTCGTTATCAGCCTGCTGCTCTTCCTTGGTTTGCTTGTGTTCAAGTTGAAGCTGTGTTTCTTGAGTAGAGAGAAAACCTGCTACCTCAGCTTGTTTGATTGCTGTAATGCGTTGATCTGGATCTACGCCTAAGCTCACGTTGTAGACTGGTTTTAATCCTTGGTCCTTTGCTTCCGTCACTAAGCGTTCGTAGATAGACACAAAGATTTTCTTAGCTTCTGCCAGTTGGAATTTGTCACCAGTTGCAACCAAGTCAGCACACTTCTCGAATGCTTTAGCAGATTGCTCAGTCCACACCACTGTCATTTCACGACCAGTGCCATATTCGATTGAGTTTTTTGCTATTGCCCACGCTTCATGTGCATCTAGCCAATCAGATGCTTTAGGCTCACACCATGATCTAAACTCTGGAATTGATGGGCAGAACGTTGATTTCATCATCTTGGTTACACCACGTTTGAAATCTTCCGCTGTTAGCCCTTGAAAGCACTCAACCATTGATTCAGCGATATCTTTCGGATCTACACCTGCCCATTGATCAGTGAATTTCTTTCCATAAAACCCACGCATTTTAGTAATCAGACGTAAAGCGTCTTCAAAGGTGAACTCACGCATGACCCACCCCCTCAATCAGTAACGGCTTTTTTGGTGTGACATCCCAAACCTGATTTTGATTTAGGAACTTATCCCATTTCGCTTGTTCAGAAATGGTTTGTTGTTGTGAAGACTGGTACCCATAGTTTGAGTTGAATCCACTTGTTTGCTGAGTAGATCCAATATCAGCATTCCAACGTTCTTGATTAATCCAAGTAGTGGCATGAGGAATAAACTTTCCACCTTCTTTGATCCAATCAAGTGACTGAATGTGTTTTTCAAGTGAAGTCATGATTAATTCAAAGCTGTGTTTTTTGAAATTAATCTTTTTGAATTTTTCCTTGGCTGCTTTTGGTCCAGATTTTTTATTTGGATATATTTCCCAAAATTCAGTGAACATTTCGTCAACTGTCTTCCCGATTTTCGGCTCTGGGGTAGAGGGAATCAGGTTAAGGGAATCAGGAATCAGGTTAAGGGAATCAGCACGATCAGTTCCGTCTTGCTCGAGATTATTCTCGATATTCGCCCACTCATTGTTTTTTAAGGATTTTTCCTCTTCTTCAATATCGGCTTCATCTATATCTGGAATTTCACTTCCACCTTCCCTCTCATTCTTATGTGGGTTCTGATGTTTGGTAAAATTAATAGCTTTGATGTACTTCCGTCCACGTACCGAATAAATCGAGATAAATCCAGATTTTTCTAGATCATTCACGAGTTGCTCGATATCACAGTTGTCATACGGCAATATTTGGATTTTTAAACGCTTCGGTTTGTATTCAAAACATCCCTTATAGTCGGCGATAGTCCACATGCCTATAAAAAGCAATCTGGCCAGTGGATTAATTTCACCAAGATCATCATTCGTAAAAAATGATGGTTTGATGTTTCTAGCTCTAGCCATGACTCACCTCTTTTGTTAATATCTTCATGCGATTTCATCTCATTGCTTTGCAGTGGAATGGCAGATAAGGCTCAATTGGTTACGACAATTGGGCTTTTTTTGTGCCTGTGTTTTATGCGGATTTGGTGCCAGTTCTAGTTCGAATGGCTCAGGATTTCTTGTATCTTCGGTAACTGTGGTCAGATCGATAGGCATTTGTAGACAATTAAGCATCTCCTCAACCTCGAAGATTATGTCCATGGCAGCTATACGCATTAGCTCTGATGAGCCGTTTAACTTTCTAGAACGCGCAATACGCTCTAATTTGATTTTCATTTCATCCGTGCACTTAAAGGTGACACTTGCGGTTAATTTCTCGGCCATGTCACCACCTAAGCCGCTTTGATCGTGTGTGGGATGTTGGGATTTACAAGCAATAATTTAGAGGCCGAACCTTCAGGAACCATATCGCCCCATAAGCTAACTGCTTGTTTACTAATCCCAATTGCTTTTGCCACACCGACTTTTGTTTTGAACGCCTGAATGGCGTCACTTTTCTTCATCAGTACTTGCACTTTCTTTACTCCAGTAAACAAAGACAAGTAAAGCATACTTTACTTAACGAAATCAAGCAAACTTTACTTATAAAAAGTTAAGCTAGCTTTACTAATTTGGGAATCTTTATTATGTCTTCGCTTCAAGAACGCATGCATCAAGCCAGAAAACACTACGAATCAACTCATAATAAAAAACTAAAAAACACAGAAATGGCTGAATTCTGTAAAGTAAGTAAAGCAAGTGTTGGTCAGTGGTTTAATGGACCAACAAAAGAACTGGATGGCAGTAACTTGACTCTTGCAGCAGAATTCTTAGGTGTTAACCATAAATGGCTTGCTGGCGAACGTGCCCCAATGCTGCTAGATAAAAAATCAGATGCGAATGTAGTATTTAATAATGATGAAATTAGCAAAATTCCTATACTAGATTATGTACAAGCTGGCCTTTTTAACTCTGTTGGTTACGATGGGGTAAATCCAATAGGTGAAACTTATACGACTTATAAATCAGCAAAAGAAAAAAGTGTATTTAGTCTTACCGTTCAGGGTGACAGTATGTTGCCAGACTTTAAACCAGGTGATCTTTTAACAATCGACACAGCATTAATGCCTCAGCCCGGTTCTTTTGTGGTAGCTCAAAATGGTGACTATGAGGCAACTTTCAAGAAGTATCGAGTAATTGGATATGATGATTTTGGAAGGGAAATTTTTGAATTAGTTCCTTTAAATCCAGACTACCCAACACTTTCATCACTTAATCACAATATATCAATTATAGGTGTGATGGTCTTACACATGAGAAAATATAAATAAAGTTAAAGGAATAATAGATGAACCTAGTTACTTATTTATTAATATTTTTTGTTGTTATTTTTCTTTTATTTATTTTGGTTCGGTTTTTAAATAACCGTTCTAATAAACTATCTAAAAGAAAAGATAATATTAATATTTTGGCTTTCAATGACAACCAGTCTGCTTTTGAGTATTCAATTAAATATATGGACAATTCTATTGTTAAAGATAGGCCTGTATTAGCTTTGTCCTCTCAAAAGATACTCAAACCCTCAGAACCAATAATGATTAAAGTTGCTGGTGACCCTCCTTTTTTTGCCCACGCTTCAACTCAATTTGTAGGTGACTATACAATAAATGAGGGAGATCTTTTAGCTGTTATACCTATTCAAAAGGTAGAGAACACAACAAGTTACATGAAAGGTGATGAAAGAAAAGAGTGGCAATTTTTAATTGTCTCAGTGGTGAGTCCTAAATATCACACCATTAAAAACATGTGGTCTATAAAAAAAGATTTTTTAAGACAATAATTTAATTAAGAAAGTAGTAACAGCCCACCTTTTTGGTGGGTTTTTTAGTTCAAAAAAGTAAAGTGTACTTAAAAATAATTAGTAAAGTAGGCTTTACAATGTCTACAAGGTAAAGTATGCTTTACTCACCTTATAAACAAAAACCGCCATAGGGATCAGAGTCTAGGCGGTTTGCATCTAATGCGGAGATAAGTATGAATCAAAGAATTGAAAAGTACAAGTTTAGCCAAGCCTTTAGGGATGGCTCGAAAGCATTCGTAGCTTTCTGGATTATCACCTTCATTGTATTTGCATTCTTACGAGGCTGTGCCGACGAGCAATACGCCAACGAACTCAAAGCAAAGCAGAACATGTATGTGCGTGTGCAGGTTGAGGGGGTGAAGTGATGGAAACATTAACTTTACGTGATCAGTTTGCAATTGCTGCTATGCAAGGCTTTGCTGCAAACATGGGCTTCTATCTAATTGATGAAGATGTGGCTAGAAATGCATATCACTTAGCAGACGCAATGCTTGCTGAACGCTCGAAAGAAGTTGATTTGGACAAGGAGCCCTCTCATGGATAACTACAAAATCAAAGTTAAAGATGAAGCGGAGAGCAAAGAGGCTCAGGAGTTGTTTGTAAAGCTTGGATTTGAGAAAACAGGATTTTCATGTGATGAATTTCCTTGCTACTTGGCAACATGGGAAGGTGGTTTTTCAGACTACGTTCTTGATTCCTTGAGCGTTAGCAGAGAAAGAAAAGAACTCACCCTCCCTCAACTACGCGACCTTGTTGTGTTGAAGCGTGGTGATGTGAAGGATGCGACTCATCGCGACAAGCAGCAAAATTCTATTTATTTAACTAGCGACAAAGTTATTTATTACTGGGATGCCGAGTGGCTTAACTCAGCTATAAACAAATCAAATGACTACGAAAACTATATTGCGAATAGCCTGACGCCTATTACTCAACCCCAAGACCCCGCCTTGATTAGCGGTGACGTTGCTTTAGCAAATGTTCACAAGTGCATTGTTCAGTACTTACATGATGATGAGCCATATGGTCGTTGGACAACAATTACTGACCACTTTTGGTCGCAGTACCACTTGGGCATGTTCTTAGATCCAGACACAAAGTTCAAGTTTAGATTTAAACCCCAAACCATCAAGCTTGAACTTGAGCTGCCGAAGCCTTTTGAGCCAGAAGAAGATTGTCACGTTTACATCTTAGATGACGGAAAAACAGATGGCTATCGTCGTTATTCCTACGAAGTTCATGGTGATAAAGGAAATACATTTATTGGTATTTGGCGCACCGAAGACGAGATCAAGCAAGTCGTAGAGCAACTCAGAAAGATACGAGGTGCCTCATGATCTTAGCCCTTTTAGATATCGTGCTGTTTAACCTCATCTTGGCGGTTCACTGGGGGATTATCTAATGAATATGTTAGCCCTTAAACCAGAGTTGCTGTGCCCTTCTTTCCCTTACTTAGACATGTCTACTGACATTCAAGTTGAAGGTGAAACGGTTTATTTCGATCTAACTTACGGCTGCAATGTTCTTAACTGCCAGATTAAAGCTGAAACGACTTCTGACACTCGTGAAGTAACTGATCAGTTCAGTGGCTGTGCTCGTGACCAAGAGTATGAAGTGCTTGTAGTAGATACCAAAACTCATGCTGTAGTGACTGACAAAGACGGCATTGAGTCACCTATAGGCTTACGTTTCAAGCTTACAGACGCACAAGTAAACAGTCTAAACGAGCAGCTTAAATACTACGCCGAAGAATTGGCAGATGAAGAAGAGGGAGTGGTGTGATGGAAGTTAAAAGCGTACATGCACACCACATTCCAGCAAACAACGGTGTAGATCCAATTGACGTATTCGTTGTGTGGTATGGCGAACAAGCATTTCAAGTGACTATTCGTTGTTGGGATTGTGCTTGGACTGCTTACCGTGGAAGTTGTGGCTTCAAGACTATTGAAGAGTACTTCTTG